TGTGTTCAAAACACAATCAGCTATTTTGGTGAATTTGAGTCCACACTTTTTGGAGAAATTCTTAACTGTCATTTGGTCCGACATATCAAACACAAAGTCTCCATTCTTAAAAAATTTAACAACGTCCTCATAAAACTTCTTTAAGTTGTTGCCGCCTGCTTTAGGATAGTTCATACTATTTAAACTCCACGTTCATCATAATTTCTGTGAGCATCGCAACGGTGTTGATTTCGGTGTCGGATGCGAAGGCGTTCTTGTACTGGTATTCTGCCAGTGTGATGACCAACTGAGGCACACTCTCTGGTTTGGTGTAGTCATAGCAGGTGTCGTACAGTCTCCTACACAAACTTTCAAAGTCGTTATCTAGATTTACTCCAACCCACTTTCTCATATTGGTGAACTCCTTTTCTTTCAGTGTCGTCACCAAGTCCATAAAGGTCTTGTCAGAAACCTGAACCAGAACACCAGCATCAATCTGACCACATGCCGCATACCTTTGGAGTTCGTTGATGAGTCTACGCCAGTCTGGCATATACTTCATAATCATCTCTGCAATGACCTTCTGGTCATATTGGACACCTTCTGCGTTCAGAATGTACTCAATACGTTTCAGGAACTGTGATGCTAAGAGGGGTTTTTCCTGATTGCCAATTTTGAAATTGACAATGGAACACCTGCCATGCAGGGGTTTGATAATTCTGTTGATATAATTACATGTTAGGATGAACCCACAACTCTTGGAGAACTCCTCCATGAAGTTCCTGAGAGCGGGTTGTGTAGATATTGCGTTAAGATAGTCTGCCTCATCTAGGATTACATATTTCTTACCATCGTTGACAAGGGACATAGCTGACGCATAGTTCTGGATTTTGTTTCTTAGGGTGTCAATGTTACCTTCCATGGAACCATTGATTACGATATAGTCTGACCCCAACTGGTTGACCAAAGCCTTAGCAACAGTAGTTTTACCCACACCCGGACCCCCATGTAACAGGAGATTTGGAAGATTACCCTGTTTCAATAGGTCCGAGAAGTTGGATTTCAAACCATTAGGTAGAATACAATCATCAATTGTGGTGGGCCGATACTTCTCAACCCACAGGTATTCTTTAGTCATTGGATTCAACAACGACATAATATTTCATGGTGTCGTTTTCAAATACCGTCATACGTGTAGATAGAGTTACCTGATACGTGGCAGAAAGCAATTTGAAATACTCTATCTTCATTACGTTTCTGAATTTGGGTATCGCCTTAAGGTCTGTTAAGACCACCTTTTTATAGGTATGCGATAAGCTATCATTCACATCTGTAGCTTGCATCATTACGTTTGTACCATCACATGTAAACACGATATTGGGTCTCTGCATCACCCTAGCAGCTTTCAAGACCTCATCTAAGACATCAGCTTTGAGTTCAAATGTCAAAAGTTCATCTTCCATATCTAGCGTTTTCTTCTTGGGTGAACTGACTGTCTGTGGGTCTGCGAAACGGTATATGCTCTGTGAGGTTTTACCGTTAATCATCAGGTAATTGTCTGCGAATTTGAATGTCGGTTTGTCAAACAAATCCAAAACTCCAAGAAAGAGGTTTAGGTCGTAGATAGCAAATTCTTTTGGAAACGGTGTCTCCAACTTCGCAACAGCCAGGACGGTGTGACTCGGTGACATTGTTGCCAACTCATCCGTAGTGTCAAAGACCAGCCCTTGATTGATCGTTGCAAAGTTCTTGAGGATATCTACTGTCTTATCTGAAATATTCATTATATACTGTCACTCCATTATTTCATTATATTAGGTATTATACACCTATTTTGAGGCAATGTCAAGATTTTTCTTGTCGGTAAAATACAGGAGTAAGATAGCATAGTGAGCCAACTTGAGAAGGTCATCTTTATTGCGTCCTCCTTTTTTACCATATCGTGAAGCGTATTTGATACAGGATGCTCGTATATGTTCTTCTACGATGCCTACAGACTCCAACAAATCGAGCACCTGAACCTGGTCTTCCTGACCGACATAGTGCTGACTATACGTAGAGAGGATATATTTTTTCACCTCATCTAGGTATTTGTCCTCATCATATTTCAGCATCATTTTTTCCCTTTCTTTTTCCGTTGTTTCTTTACTTCTTTTTGTCGGTTCATCTCATCCATATCGGCAGTCGCAGCTACACCAATTGCAGCTAAATCTATTAAGGAACCACCAAAGTTGTATGACCCTGTATGGATCAAATGCATCCATGGACATAACCAAACTTTCAATCCAGCGGCTCTTGCCCACTGACAGAACATATAATCCTCTGAGAGGTATCGTCTGCTTTTGGAGTCAATCACACAATCAAAAAATGCCATAATCTCCCGTGAACCATCAAATGCTTCTGTTCTCACATGGTCTGGTTTGTACATAAACTCAGGGTATGCTTCTTGATACTTCTCTAGGGTCTTACGTTGTATCATCATGAAACCAGTTCCGCCCTCTAGGACCTCTACTGGTTCGTTTATTTTAAGTGATGTATCTCCCTCGACTGGATTAAACACATAGTCTCCAACGTATTTATCTAAATCGTTTGGGTCTTGGTCTGCATATCCCTTATCAACTGCCTTTTTAATTTTCTCCCACGCAATCGTTTTCTTTGGGTATGGGCCACAGATAATGTCTTTGTCACCACCTGATAGGGCAGCGAGTGCTAATACGTCGTTAGCATCAAACCCAATGTCACTATCAATGAACATTAAATGGGTGCAATCAGACCTGAGAAATTCATCCACTAGATAATTTCGGGCCCTTGTCACAAGAGACTCATTGAACAGGTAAAAGAACCTGACCTCTACACCATACTTTGCAGATAGCAACGCTAAATCTGCGGTTGACTTGGTGTACATACCAGAACACATACCCCCATACATAGGGGTAGCTACAAATATTTTTCTTTTCTGGAGTTCTTTCGCATCAATTGTAATTTCCATACCTATACCTCATATTATGTTACAAATTTCACCGTCTTATTTATATAAAAAAACAGGGAGAATTTCTCCCTGTAGAAGTTTATGTTGACGTTTTTAGAAAGGAGCCAGACTTTCGTCTGCATCACCATCCTTGGTGGTGACACCTTCTTCTTCTTCTTTATTTTCTCCGCCTGTCTCGGATTCTTCCAAGTCAGACATTCTGGACTGTTCATCAATCTTGGTGTAGAAGTCAAGGAAGGAAGTTTTCGTTTCCTCGTCAAACCGGTTGACGCACAACTTGATTGATTCCATCCTGTCCTCAAAGATTGAGAACGCATTAGCGATATGGACTAACCGTCTGGTGGAGATGATGTCATCTGAACCACCCTCTAGGAAAGTCTTTCGGGTTAAATCGGCCCACTCAACGAGGAGACCAATAAACTCGGTTTCTTTCTTGAGGTTCAAGGACTCGAATACCTTACTCAAGATTTTTTGTTCAACAGATTTTGCGGGATAATCCTGCTCAACTGTAATGGGGAACCTCTCAAGGAAAGCTTCATTCAAGATGTTGGTTCCGATGAACTGACCATCTTCTGACCCTTTACCCTTGGTGTTACCAGTTGCGATAACGGTGAACCCTGGAGCAGGTTTTACATATTCACCAGTCTTTTTGATGAAATATCCAGAACCCTCTAGGATTGACTGCAAGCACATAACTCTTGCGGGATTTGCAAGGTCAATTTCGTCCAGAAGCAATATAGCGCCCCGTTCCATGGCTTCGATAACAGGTCCCTTAAAGAACGCTGTCTCACCATTGACGAGCCGGAAACCACCGATTAGGTCATCTTCATCAGTTTCACCCGTGAGATTGACCCGTATCAATTCCCGTTTTGCGGCAGCACATGCTTGCTGAACCATGAAAGTTTTTCCGTTACCGGAAAGACCAGTGACGAAAATGGGGTAGAATAACTGTGATTCTATGATTTTCCGCAACTTTGTAAAGAACCCGAATTTAACGAATAACTTGTCCTTCTGAGGAATTAAGCACTCCTCCCTGGCGGTCGATGTGACCGTTGCGAGGGTAACGTTATTTGCTCCGGGCTGTGACTCTTCCACAACTGTCATAACAGGAGTTGTGGTGCCTGTATTAGGTACCTGATATTTCCCGTGGGATACACGGAACTCAGTTCTTGCGAACCACGAAGGAAACGGTATCTTTGCTTTCTTCGCAACCTCTTTTATCTGTGATTTGGTGATTACTGCACCCGGACCAAAGGTCTTTTCGGCAGCCTCCACAAATCGTTTTCTTGTAGGTGTCAACATAAATTTAGTTCTCCTTTCAATCTATTTCCTACTCTCATAATACCATTATACTACATATGGTGACCGTGGCAAGCGTTTTTTTACGCAATCTGGTCAATAAATTTCGATAAAATCACCCGTGAAACCAACTTTTTCTTTGTCATTTTCACTAATTGTTCTTTCAGTGTTTCGGCATCCCTTTCGTATCCACCGGCGGTGAATCTACCAAGGTATTCATCTTCAAGCTGTTTCTTAGTTTTACCCAAATCTTTACCACCTTTGATGATGTATAATTCATTGTAACCAGCATCTTTCATAACTACTGCTTGGTGTTTCTCAAAAAACTCTAATGTTGCCTCTTGGTCAATATCGTCACTGGTGAATGCTTCTAATGCTTTAATAATGGGTTGACTTGTGAGGAAGAACCCAACAACATTCACACCACAACGGTCCCGAAGGATAGTCAAGAGGACCTTGGTCATATTTCTTCTATCTGAATTCCAACAGGAGCTATAGGTAGAACCAGTATTTATTTTCTCTTGAGTGTAATCTTTTTTCGTAACAGGGTCATGGACAATATCATTATTACCCACTAATTCTGCTCTAAAAGGATCATCTGTTGGTATTCTGGGAACGACTTCGTTTGTCTGTTTCATTTTAGGAAGAGGGCCAATCTTTTTACAAGCGTTAGAATCTCCATCGGTTAAAAAGACCGTATTCACAACTTGCACATTATTGGTTTTTTGAAACTGTTTCACAATCTCATATGAGCACATAATGGCTTCATTCAGAGGCGTTGAGCATAACCTGTACCCTTTAGGACATGAATCCCACCTTCCGCCCTCTAGGAACTTGGACATTCCAAGCATATCCCGACTACGGAGTTTATGGTCTCTAATTTTCATTTTTGACGAAAACAGATGCAAGAGGCCGAGGTTAGTAATAACTATATCGTTTACTTGGATATTTTTCATAGTTTCTGAAAAGCCCCTACCATACGGCGTAGTGTAACCATCGGCAAACGCATAAACGTCGTAAGGGATGTTGACCTTTCTGCAAAACTCAATCAACGTCAGCAACTGCTGCATGGTGTTGAAAATGTCGTGTTTCATGGAAGAACTCCAATCAATAAACATGATCAGGCCGTGGTTCTTACCATCTGTCATCACAGAACTTTTTTTGAAAATGTCCTCAGCGAACTTGTAAGTGTGAAGTTTTAGGGGGTCAATAACGCCCGTTTTCGCAGTAAATGTCCGACGAAAATCATCAGCGGACTTTTTCATTTCAAATTCTTTAACGAGATAATTGATGAGGCCTTTGTTTTCGTTTCTCCACGTTTTCAACAGCCGTGCAGAGGTCCTGACACGGTTTGCAGTGAGAATTTCTTCTGTCCACCTCTTTAAGTCTTCACCAACCTGTTTTGTACTCACAATGATGTTTTCCAACTTAGGCGTCGGCAACGTCAAGTATGAAATCTCATACTCGTTTGTATTTTCAACTAACCGGTCAGCATTTTCTCTATAGGCTGTGTCTGTCTGGGATACAGGAGCCTGAGCTTCGGTTTCCTCGGAACCAGTCTCCCCACTAGCTGTTCCTTCATCGCTCTGGGTCTCCTCGGTTTCTTCACCTTCTTCTCCTTCACCCCGACCTTCTTCTTCAGAACCTTCAGCAGTTTCTTCACCACTAGGAGCACCGTCCGTTTCTTCGGTCTGTGCATTTTCATCAGGAGAACTACCGGATTCTTCGGTTTCCTCACCTTCTTCGTTTTCACCAGGCTTTCCACCTTCAGAGGTTCCAGACTGTTCGGGGTCGGATTCACTTTTCTGAGTTTCAAAAAGTTCGTCTGCAAGTTTTACAGCATCCTTAAACGTTATGAGGTTTTCCATTCTCTTAACATACTGCATTTCCTCTTTGGAAAATTCAATATCAAGAGCGGTTCCAACCTTGAGTTTTATGTTAAGCCGGTCAATGAGGGGCATACCATTAATACGACCCTTGATGTCCTCACCAAAGAAGCCGTTGTTAATCATCCACCTGTAACCTTCAGTGAAGGCTCTTTTCAGACCGGGATATTTGATTTTCTGTTTCTTCTCAATTCGTGCATCTTCACAGATATTGAGGTAACCCTGATAAACCTTACCTTTCTTACTCACATTGGTATGCCAACCCTTAGGAGGGGTGTATAAGGCGTGACCAACTTCATGACCAATCAAAAGGTCATAAACGTCATTGCCCATATCCTTCCAGACAGGGAGTCCAACTTTTCGGGATTTCGGTTCAAAATACGCACTGGTGATACCCACCTCATGCTGAACAGTAAGATTTTCCGTCGCCAACAGGCGAGCAAGTTTATTCTTACTTTCGATGTATTTTGCGTATTTGTGGGTGTTTTGCATTAATCTCTAATTACAATACTATCCTATCACACTGGTAGACCATGTCAAGTACTATTTTACGCTTTTAACCCTTAGAAATCAATGACTTAGCATTTTTTT